ATTAACTTCGACCTACCCACAATGGAGAAGCTGGGGTATCCTATCACAACACCCTGCCACGACACTTTAATTATGTCACGATTGGCGTATCCAAACATCGCCTTCCAAGATGCTAACCGCAAGACGATCCCTCCTAAGATGAAAGGCTCACATAGTCTCAAGGCTTGGGGGTATCGCCTACGGAAACTCAAAGGTGACTTTGGTGGTGACATTGAGCAATGGGAAGTACTCACACCAGAGATGGTTACTTATTGCCGACAGGACAGTGAGGTTACTTACTTCCTCTACAAGAAACTACTGGAGCGTCAGGTTCCAGAAGATGCTATCTGGCTCGAACAGGAATTTGCTCGGATCATTAGCCGCCAAGAGAAGTATGGTGTCTGGTTCGACATCAAAGCAGCTGAGCAGTTGCACATTGACCTCATCAGTGAAGTCGATAAAGCAGAAGCTGAGTTGTTCAAGACCTTCACACCCCTCCAAACATGGACCCCCAAGCCTTACCCCAAAGTTGCTCACAAGCAGAACGGGGAGAAGTCACAGGTCCTAATCAATCAGGAGAAACTCGGTTGTCACTATAACGACAATGGTGAATGGGGTTACTACAAAGAAGTTCACTTCAATCCTTCAAGCAGACAACACATTGCTCGATGGCTCTCTGAGGTCTACGGGTGGAAGCCTAAGGATCACACAGAGAAGGGTACGCCGATCATTAACGAGAAGGTCCTAGAGAGCTTGGACTTCCCAGAAGGTAAAGTACTCGCCCACTACTTCAACGTAGTGAAGCTCAAGGGACAGCTTGCAGACGGTAAGAACGCATGGATGAAGATGGTAGGCTCAGGAAGCCGCATCAGAGGCCGTGTAAACACCCTAGGAGCTGTAAGTCGTCGCTGTACGCACTCCAACCCCAATATGGCACAAGTACCCTCTCCACGCTCTTATATGGGCAAGGAAGCGAGACAGCTATTCTCTGTACCAGTTGGTAAGAAGCTCGTAGGTTGCGACCTCAGCGGTCTAGAACTTCGAGTATTCGCTCACTATCTAGCTAGATATGACGGCGGTGCATATGCGGATGTAATCCTTAACGGTGATATCCACACATACAATCAAAAAGCTGCGGGTCTAGCTACTAGGGACATGGCTAAGACGTTTATCTATGGAGTGCTCTACGGTGCTGGTGATGCTAAGGTAGGCGAGATTGTAGGAGGTACAGCGGAAGCAGGCCGTAAACTGAAGGAACGCTTCTTCAAATCTGTACCAGCTTACAAGAGATTGTTGGATGCAGTAGGTACAGCCTACAAGCAGAACGGCTTTCTTAAAGCACTTGATGGTAACCCATACCACATACGCTCAGCCCACTCAGCATTGAACACTTTGTTACAAGGTGCTGGGGCGTTGATTGCTAAGCAATGGGTTATTGAAATTGATAAAGAACTGAGTAAGCATTACGCAGGTAGGTATGAGTTCATACTTCAGGTCCACGACGAAGTGGAACTAGAGGTTGATGCTGACATCGCCGAAGACGTAGCGCGTATATGCGAAGCCTCATCCTTGAAAGCAGGGGAAATCCTAAAGATTAGGATGCCTGTCCATTCAGAGGGTAAGGTAGGAGACACATGGTATGACGTACACTAGGAGATAATATGATATACCCAAGCAACAGACAGAAGAGAGGGATGGGCCTAAGGCTCCAACACCCAAAACTCTTTAATTCATGGAGAGCAATGAAATCTCGTTGTAATAATCCTAATCAGTGGGATTACAAATACTACGGTGGTCAGGGCATCAAGGTAACTGAGGAGTGGAAGTTCTTTAAGGACTTCATCCCTTGGGCCTTGGAGAATGGCTACGAAGATGGTCTAACCATAGATAGAATAGATGAGACTAAAGATTACACCCCAGATAACTGCCAATGGCTCTCACGATCCGAGAACGTAGCAAAGTCCAACAGAGACAGAGTACTCTGGCGGAATAAGGAGACATAAATGACTGATGTAGTAAACAGCCCTATCCACTATAACCAAGCGGGTATCGAATGTATCGAAGCTATCCGCGCTATGACAAGCACTATGCAAGGTGGAGGCGCTTATATGAGCGGCAACATCCTAAAGTATATATGGCGTCACGAATACAAGAATGGCCTTGAGGACCTTAAGAAGGCCCAATGGTACTTGAATAAGCTGATCGAAGATTACCAAGAACGTCATAAGTGAGGGAACAGAGAATGTTGCAGAACGAAGAGATTAACAACTGGAACAACTATGGCGATTGGGTTGAGACCATGATCGTCACTGACGGAGAGACACGCAAGATTGAGAACCTCCTCGGTCTTGTTGGTGAAGCTGGCGAAGTAGCCGAAAAGATCAAAAAACAAATTAGAGACGAAACAAAGGTATCACCATCCGACATCGCACGTGAAATTGGGGACGTTATGTTCTACGCCACTGCGTTGTCCCGTGTATATGGTTACACACTACACGATATCTTGAAAATGAATATAGAGAAACTAGAAGGCCGTAAGGTTCGAAACACAATTAAAGGAAATGGTGATAACCGATGAACAACTACCTACCTACAGACTACCAGTCATTTATCCATAAATCACGTTACGCTAAATACATCGAAGGGAGCGGACGCGAGTCTTGGACAGACACAATCAAACGCTTCATGGATAACATTGTAGGTGATAAAGTTGACGAAACTACCTCTAACGCCCTCGAAGCCGCTATCCTAGACCTCGGTGTAATGCCCTCAATGCGGTCACTAATGACAGCAGGTCCTGCGGCAGAGCGTGACAATACTTGTATGTACAACTGTAGCTACCTCCCAGTAGACAACGTAAAGTCTTTCGACGAAGCCATGTTTATCCTCCTTTGTGGCACAGGTGTAGGCTTCTCAGTTGAACGTCAGTTTGTCACCAAGCTCCCAGAGGTCCCCCAGCTATTCCAAAGCGAAACAAACATCGTTGTAAAGGACAGCAAAGAAGGTTGGGCTAAGGCTCTCCGCCAACTCATTGCTCTCCTGTATAGCGGCGAGATTCCTACTTGGGACGTAAGCCGCGTCCGTCCAGCTGGAGCACCTCTCAAGACTTTTGGTGGTCGTGCGTCAGGCCCAGCGCCTCTCGTTGACCTCTTTAACTTCACAATCCACACATTCAAAGAGGCTCAGGGACGGCGTTTGTCGTCTATCGAATGCCACGACATTATGTGTAAGATTGGTGAGGTTGTAGTTGTTGGTGGTGTACGCCGATCAGCTATGATCAGCTTGAGTAACCTCAGCGACGACCGTATGCGTTATGCAAAGTCAGGTCAATGGTGGGAAACAAACCCACAACGGGGACTGGCAAACAACTCAGTAAGCTACACAGAGAAACCCGATGCTCTCTCATTCATGCGTGAGTGGACAGCTTTGGTGGAATCAAAGTCAGGTGAGCGTGGTATCTTTAACCGCGAAGCTTCCAAGAAGCAGGCAGCTAGGAACGGACGCCGTGATCCTAACTTCGAGTTCGGGACTAACCCTTGCAGCGAGATTATCCTCCGTCCAAACCAATTCTGTAACCTTACGGAATGTGTGGTGCGTGCTACGGATACAATCGAAACACTCTCTGAGAAGGTTCGCCTTGCGACTATCCTCGGGACTATTCAGTCAACCTACACCAAGTTCCCATACTTGCGTAAGGTCTGGCAGAACAACACCGAAGAGGAGCGGCTGCTTGGTGTGTCATTGACTGGTATCATGGACAATCCACTGATGACCACGAAGAACAAGGCACTCGACAAGACACTTCGCCACCTCAAGGAGGTTGCTGTAGCAACTAACAAAGAATGGGCAAAGAAACTGGACATCCCAGTAGCAGCTGCAATTACTTGTGTGAAGCCCTCAGGGACTGTATCACAACTCGTTGACAGTGCTTCAGGTATCCACGCTCGTCACAGCCAATACTACATCCGCACAGTACGTGGTGACAACAAAGACCCTCTGACACAGTTCATGATTGACCAAGGTATCCCTAACGAGCCTTGTGCTACTAAGCCCGATCAGACAACAGTCTTCAGCTTTCCTCAGAAGGCTCCACGAGGTGCTGTTGTAACAGCTGACCTTACAGCTATTGAGCAGTTGGAAATGTGGCTGGCCTATCAGCGTCACTGGTGTGAACATAAGCCCTCAGTAACAATCAACGTCAAAGCCGACGAATGGTTTGCTGTAGGAGCCTTTGTGCATGAACACTTTGACGAGATGAGCGGTGTTAGCTTCCTACCATTCAACGATCACACATATCAACAAGCTCCTTATCAGGACGTTGGTAAATCAGACTATGACATGCTTCTGTCTTGTATGCCTAAGGCCATCGACTGGTCCAAACTCTCAGAGTACGAGAGCGAAGACAACACAGCTGGCTCACAGACACTTGCCTGTAGCGGCGACAGCTGCGAAATTGTAGACCTCACATAAACCCTCTTACCTGAGCAAGTAGTAAAACTGCTCACTTCAAGGAGAACAACCAATGACTAAGATGCTTTTTATCGACATCGAGACAGCACCGATCCTCGGCCACGTATGGTCACTATGGAAACAGAACGTAGGCCTTAACCAGATCAAAGAAGACTGGTACATCATGTCTTTCTGTGCGAAATGGGCAGGCGAAGATGAGATTATTTATGAAGATGGACGCGACACACCTGAGGACGATTACTCTATGTTGCTCACACTTCACAAACTTCTCGACCAAGCAGACTATGTTGTAGCACACAACGGTGACCGCTTTGACATCAAGAAGATCAAGGCGCGTATGATCCTTAATGGTATCTCACCTCCCTCACCCTTCAAGTCTATCGACACACTGAAGATCGTGAAGAAAGAGTTCGCTTTCACTTCTAACAAACTTGCTTACCTCACAGACAAACTTTGCACAACTAAGAAGCTGGACCATGCTAAGTATGCAGGCTTCACACTCTGGACCGAATGTCTTCGTGGTAATGACGATGCTTGGGAAGAGATGCGGGAATACAATATTGTAGACGTTACTTCACTTGAAGAGCTTTACGAGATTCTCCGTCCTTGGTCGTCTATGCACCCGAACATTAACGCACAGAGCGACGACGAAACAATGCTTTGCCCTAAGTGTGGTTCCGATCACATTGTTAAACGTGGTTTCTTCCACACTAACAAAGGTAAGTTCCAGCGTTACCACTGTCACACCTGCCACGGCTGGTCATCGACTACTACAACAATGAACACAAAAGAAAAGCGGGCTTCCCTGCTTCAGTCACGATAAGGAGACATATCAAATGAGTATTCTAAAAGCATACCGAGCCAGTTTTGTAACACGAGATGCGGACGACATCCTGATGTCCTTCCAGCACACACTCGAAGACGCACTGGATAATGGAGACCTCACACGTGAAGACGTTGTGGCTCTTGTCGCATTCTATGCGGAGTTTGGAGTGAACTATCTCCGCACTGTAGCTTATACCTTCCGTGATCCTAACGGGTCACAGGAGAGTATGAAGTTTATGAACAGTGTGATTGCGGAAGCAGTCCACGAAGCAGGCCTTCATTACTACAACAAAGAACATGGCTATTCAATTATTGATAAAGCTGTTCAAGAGGCCCTCGATAATGGTGGTGTTGTAACAGTTGCTGTTATTAATCGTATCATTGACGAGATTGAAGAAACATACATCGAAGATGAAGAAGTAGAAGTGGAACACTAAATGATTGCCCTCGTAGATGCGGATTCGCTGCTATATAAAGTTGGATTTGCCATCGAGGACAAAGTGGTTTGGAATGAGCAGGAAGTTGCTCTAGGGACTGAAGAGCCAGAAGTCGAATATTACACAGACATGGACGTCTGTAAGGAGACTTTTGACAGGTTCGTAGACAACATCCTGTTCGCCACTGACTGCGACAGCGTATTTCTTGTATTTTCAGGAGGGGGTAACTTCCGCGATGCTATCCCCTCATCATACAAAGAGAACCGCACAGGTGCTCGCAAACCTCTAGGCTATTCAGAACTCCGTAAGTACGCGGAGACAACTTACAAATCACACACACCACAAGGAATGGAAGCTGACGACTACGTTGTTTATCATAAAACAAAGGACCCTGAAGACTATATTCTCTGTGCTATCGATAAGGACGTTCTGTATCAGACTGTAGGTACGCATTACAACTATGGCCGTGACGAAGAAGTTACAGTCACTGAGTTCGAAGCTATCTGGTACGCATACTATCAGGTCCTCACTGGAGACACCTCAGACGGTTACAAAGGCGCTAAGAACGTAGGACCTGTAAAGGCTAAGAAGATACTCGCAGATTGTGAAACAGAACAGGAACTGTGGCAGGCTGTGGTGGACACATATGAAGACCGTGGGCAGACCGAAGAAGAAGCCCTCCATACTATGCAACTCGCTAATATGCACCAATACAACGGTCAAGAAATTGTCTTATGGACACCACCCCACCTTGAACCGCCTCTATAGAAGGAAACGAAATAATGTTACCCAAGATATCTAAAGATTCCTTAACAGCTATTATCAACACGCTTGAGGACCGCTTTCCAGATAAGCTCCCTCATAAAGCTGTTACAATGGAACATATGTATATGCTACTAGGACAGCAGGCGGTCATTCGTCATCTTAAAGAGATTTTAGAGGTCAGCTATGAGTAAGGTTACTATTGAACTATACGATAGTAAATACGCTACTGATCTAGAAGAAATGCTCGTAGACTTCTCTCAGGAGGTCTACGGGGCAGGCACAGCCGATATAGATACCTTTGTGAATAATCACTGGTTCATCTACTTGGCGATGAGAAGCGATGAGGTAATAGGCTTCTCAAGTTACATCTATAACACCTACTTCGGGCTGCGGCCTCCTACATTAGGTAACTCATATTTATATGTCAAACCTCCTTACAGGAAGGGGCGGGCAGCTTATCTGCTAACAAAGCAGACTGGTTATGTGTGTATGGATGCCAACTTACCTCTAGAATTATATTACGCTTCCAACGAATCAAGGCTCATTGGAGAACGTACCTTGGGACTTGAGGGTTCTGAGTTATACAGCGTCCACGAATATCCCCTTGATCACATCAAACAAAGCTACAACTTCTATAAGAAATAAAGGATAAAACAATGAGTCATAAATTCTACAATCCATTCATGCCTGATCTGGCCATGCGTCCCGATGGGATGGTATTTGGCGGAGGCGGTAAAGGTGCTCCAGCACCAGTACAAACACCAGTCTATACACCACCCCCAGCGGCCCCAACACCAGCAGCCCCTCCCGCAACTGTTGTGACACCAGCAGGTGCATCCGCATCTTCTAGTTCTGCTATCCAAGATGACGCTGTATCACAAGAAGAAGAAACACAGCGTAAGAAACGCGCTATGAAAGTCGGTGCTAAATCCCTCCAAATCCCAACACAGGGTGTAGGCGGTACATCTACAGTAGGCACAGGCACTGGCGGGTCATCAGGCAACGGCCGATCATAAAGGAAAATATCAATGGCAACTACTAAACAATACAATCCAGAAGAATTGATTGAGTTGCTATCTGGTTCCAAAGAGAAGTTCTCTAAGCTAGACACAGGACGCTCCTCAGTGCTTGACCGCGCTCGGGAGTGTTCCAACCTGACTATTCCATCTGTAATCACAGAAGATGGTCACACAGAGTCAGATGACTTGTCTACACCTTATCAGGCTGTAGGCTCTCGTCTGGTTCACAACCTAGCTAACAAACTTCTTATGGCCCTACTACCACCTAATACTTCATTCTTCCGTCTATTGCCTCAACCTGAGGTCGTAGAGTTCGCAAAGGAAAACAATGCGAATGAAGACTTGGAGAAGAACCTTGTCACAATCGAGAACGAAATTCAACGTCAAATCGAGCGTGAAGCACTTCGTGTACCTACCTTTGAAGCGATTAAATCGTTGATCATTGGTGGCAACGCATTGCTGTACAA